CACACTTTGACAAACCTAAAACAACAACTTCAATAAAATCAATAACTTACAACACATTAAATATAGGGTGGTCGCAAGACGTACCCCACCCCCTTTTTCCTGTATACGCGCACCTCGCACCCCACCCCCCTCAATATAGGAAACACCCCCCTTTGGAGTCCCATACCTCCTGTTGTTATTACGTAACTATATGTTAGACTTCGCAAAACCCGGTATTTCGGATACCTGCGAATGGCTGTTGTACAAGTGGAACCTACCAAGGACCACCCGATCCCCTATGACTTGTCAGAGGAGAAACCCGCGACCCTAATCGATGAGATAGCAGTGGCGGGCAATACAGCAGAATTGCAGGTAGAAATGGGCGCACCTTTGGAAGTTTCCGAGGGAGATGCTGCCCGAGAAAAAGAATTGTTAGAGGCAGTTGCCACAGCGCAAAAGCCCGCCAACCTTACAAATCAGACCACGGCGTTTGCTGCGGCTGCATTTCTACGTACATATGGTGCCCAGCTTGCTATGGATGCAGCACAGGCTCGGTCTGCCATTACGCACAAGCTTATGGAGATTGCCGACTGCGGCGACCCAAGGTACGAGCTGAAAGCACTTGAACTGCTCGGGAAGCACAGCGACATAGGTATATTCACCGAACGCAGTGAGATAACTATAAACTACAAGAGTCCAGAAGAACTGGAGAAGGCGATCAAGGATAGGGTGAAGAACCTACTTAACGCTACTGTAGTAGACATAACGCCAGCAGGGGGAGCCTCCGAAGAAGAACTGGACGATATGTTAGGTGTAGTCGATCTGGATGCTGAAGATGATGACGAAGAATTAGATGACGAACGTGACATCTCCATTTGACGACATATCTCTTCAGGATATACCGAAGGTACTGCCCTTGTTGTCGCAACCGGAGCAGGAAAGGGTACTGGCAGAACTTGAGCAGTTAGCGAAGCTCAAAAAGCAGAAGAAGGCGCAGACTAGGTTTTTAGATTTTACTAGGCAGATGTGGCCTACGTTTATTAGCGGGAAGCACCATGCGAGGATGGCTGAAGCATTTGAACGAGTGGCTCGGGGCGAGTGTAAGCGTCTTATTGTCAATATGCCTCCTCGTCACACTAAGTCTGAGTTTGCTAGTTATCTTCTGCCTGCTTGGTTTTTGGGTCAATTTCCCCACAAGAAGGTCATTCAAACGTCGCACACCGCAGAACTTGCGGTTGGCTTCGGTAGAAAGGTAAGAAACTTAGTCGATCAGGATGCGTATCACGAGATATTCCCTGATTTACACCTGTCCTCGGACAGTAAAGCGGCAGGTAGATGGAACACAAGCAAGGGTGGAGACTACTTTGCGATAGGTGTCGGCGGTGCGGTTACTGGTAAAGGTGCGGATTTGCTCATTATTGACGACCCGCACTCGGAACAAGAGGCAGCATTAGCCGAAACTAACCCGGATATATACGACAAGACCTACGAGTGGTACACATCCGGGCCAAGGCAGCATCTCCAACCGGGCGGAGCCATCGTTGTGGTGATGACACGGTGGTCATTGCGTGATTTGACGGCCCGTGTACTCAAAGCCAGTGCCCAAAGGGGTGGTGATGAGTGGGAAGTGATTGAATTTCCGGCATTAATGCCGAGCGGGAACCCTCTGTGGCCTGAGTTTTGGTCAAAAAAGGAGCTTGCGGCCCTAAAAGAGGAACTTCCTAACGCAAAATGGATGGCTCAGTACCAACAAGAGCCAACATCCGAGACATCTGCCATCGTGAAGCGCGAATGGTGGAGAACTTGGGAAGAAGAACAGCCGCCACCGTGTGATTTCTTACTAATGGCGTGGGATACGGCGTTTGAGAAGACAAATCGGGCTGACTATTCGGCCTGTACGACGTGGGGTGTGTTCTACGCGCCCGATGAGAACGGAGTTGAGCAAGCAAATATTATTCTGCTCAATGCGTTCAGGGACAGGATGGAGTTTCCTACGCTGAAACGCGTAGCAGTAGAGCAATACGAGGAATGGGAGCCGGACTCGCTCATTGTAGAGAAGAAAGCTTCCGGGGCACCGCTGATATACGAGATGCGGGCGATGGGTATACCAGTGCAGGAGTTCACTCCTACCAAGGGTAACGACAAGATTACGAGACTGAACGCAGTTTCTGATTTGTTTGCCTCGGGTATGGTGTGGGCACCGGATAAGAGCTGGGCGGAAGAGGTTATTGATGAGGTCGCAGCATTCCCGGCAGGGGAGCATGACGACTACGTGGACTCCGTGTCATTGGCGTTGATGCGGTATAGAAAAGGCGGATTCGTAAGGTTGCCCTCAGATGAAGAAGACGAGGTGCAATACTTCAAGCAACGTAGAGGCGGGTACTACTAATGGCTATTGAGAAAGGTTTATATCAAACCCCAGAAGGTCTGGCGGTTGAAGAAGAAGCACAAATGGAGATCGAGATTGTTAACCCTGACATGGTGACAATGGACGATGGTAGCGTTGAGATTACTCTAGTACCTGAAACAGGTATGGAAGAAACGGCTGGTGCGCCGTTTGACGCTAACCTTGCAGAGTATTTAGAAGACGGACAGTTGACAGAGATCGCCTCAGAGCTTATAGATTATGTCGAGACCGACACATCTAGCCGTAAAGAGTGGGCAGATACCTTTGTTAAAGGGCTAGATGTGCTCGGTTTCAAATATGAAGAGCGTGTCGAGCCTTGGGAAGATGCTTGTGGTGTCTATTCCAATGTCCTAGCCGAAGCCGCTATCCGCTTCCAAGCTGAAGCGATGAGCGAAACTTTCCCCGCCGCTGGCCCTGTCAAGACCAAGGTACTTGGAGAAATAACCGAGGAGAAGGAAGACGCCGCCCTCCGAGTCAAGACGGACATGAACTACGAACTTACCGATGTCATGGTCGAATACCGTCCTGAACACGAAAGGTTACTCTACTCCCTTGGTCTTGCAGGGTCTGCGTTTAAGAAAGTCTACTTTGATCCCAACCTTGGCAGACAGGTTGCTATGTATATCCCTGCCGAGGACATGATTGTCCCTTACGGCGCGTCAAACATAGAGACAGCAGAGCGTGTTACTCACGTAATGCGTAAAACCAAGAACGATCTCGTTAAATTGCAGGTTGCTGGCTTCTATAGAGAAGTTGAACTAGGCGATCCTACCTCCTATCACACCGATATAGAGGAGAAAAAAGCACAGGAAGGGGGGTACACCCTCAACGACGATGACCGTTACACGCTCTTAGAAGTCCATGCAGACCTCATATTAGACGATGTTGACCAAGAAGAAGGCCCGCTTCAGGTAGCAAAACCCTACATTGTTACGATAGAGCAGGGCACCAGCACTGTTTTATCTATCCGCCGTAACTGGAACCCTGATGATCCGTTGATGCTCAAGCGTCAACATTTTGTCCACTACTCTTATGTACCGGGTTTTGGCTTCTACGGGCTTGGTTTAATTCACATTATTGGTGGTTATGCTAGGGCTGGCACTTCTCTTATACGTCAACTAGTTGACGCAGGTACTTTGTCGAACCTACCCGGTGGCTTGAAGTCCCGTGGGCTGCGGGTTAAGGGCGATGACACACCCATTGGTCCCGGCGAGTTCCGCGATGTAGACGTGCCTTCTGGCAGTATAAAAGACAATTTAATGACGCTCCCTTACAAGGAGCCTAGTCAGACACTTCTTGCATTATTGAAGCAGATCACTGAAGAAGGCCGACGTTTAGGGGCGATCAGTGATATGAACATTTCTGACATGAGCGCCAACGCGCCTGTCGGAACAACCCTTGCTCTGTTGGAGCGCACTCTCAAGCCGATGGCTGCGGTCCAAGCCCGTGTCCACTACTCGATGAAACAGGAGTTCAAACTTCTGCGAGGCATCATCGCTGAGTATGCGCCCGACGAATACATGTACATGCCTGACCGTGGAGAACCCCGTGCCCGCCGCATGGACTACGACATGGTGGAAGTAATTCCTGTCAGTGATCCCAACAACAGTACGATGGCACAACGGGTTGTGCAGTATCAGACTGTGTTGCAGATGGCACAGGCTACCCCACAGATATACGACCTGCCCCAGCTACACCGGCAAATGATCGAAGTTCTGGGTATTAAGAACGCAGATAAGCTTGTACCTACTAAAGATGATATTAAACCGTCTGACCCAGTTAGTGAAAACATGGCTGTGTTGGTAGGAAAGCCTGTCAAAGCGTTCATTTACCAAGACCACGACGCGCACATTGCTACACACCAAGCGTTCTTACAAGACCCGCAGATTGCGGCGTTTATCGGGCAGAACCCAGCAGCGCAACAGCAGGTAGCAGCACTGCAAGCGCACATTGCCGAACACGTAGCATTTAGTTATAGACAGCAGATGGAAGCAAAAGTTGGAGTCCCATTACCTGCACCAGATGCAGAACTTCCAGAAGAGACTGAGGTGGAGTTGGCAAGCTTACTAGCGCAGGCCGGGCAACAGCTTACACAACAGAAGCAACAAGCTGCCGCACAACAAGCTGCACAGCAGAAGGCTCAAGACCCGATTATCCAGATGCAACAGCAAGAATTGCAGCTTAAAGCTGCTGAACAACAGCGCAAAGCACAGAAAGATCAGGCAGATGCAGCACTTGACGCTGCAAAACTCCAGCTTGATAAGCAGAAAGCAGACAACACCGCCACTATTGAGGCTGCACGTGTTGCTTCTCAGACAGATCAAGCTAATGCAAGACAAGACTTGGACGAGGCCAAAGCCATACTAGACCTCGCCAAAGCACGACAAACGCCTCCTAGGAGGTAAAAACAACCACAATCACAGGAGTTAGAACCCTATGAGAAATACAACGCGTGACCCTAAAAATGTAAACAATGGGCAAGAATACTCGATTAGAGATGTACATATTGCAGCATTAAGAGCTATGTACTGCCTTTGCCATGATGCCGCAGTAGAGGAGCCTAACGAAGCTATGAAGTCCTCTCAAGCAGCGCTAAACATAGCAAACGCGCTTGCTACCTTAGACAATTTAGGGAGATAAATTTAATGGCAAAAACCGTCTTTGACGTACTTGATGACAAACTTGCTGAGTTACAGCAAAGCCAAGAAGAATTTCTTACTAGCGGGGGCGCAAAAGATTTCCCCTCCTATAGGGAATCGTGTGGGGCAATCCGAGGTCTAGCCGCCGCACGCAGAGAAGTACAAGACCTTTCGCGCAATCATTTGGAAGACGAAGATGACTGAAGTAGCAAAGCTTACCCCGCTGGAAGAAAAGCGGCGCAAACAGATAGAAGAGAAAGAGCAGGCAGAAGTGGTGTTGGACGCACACGTCCCTAAACCTGTGGGATACCGCGTGCTTATTGCCCTCCCTACGATAGAAGACACGTTTGAAGGTGGTATCGCTAAGGCCAGCTCAACCATTAGGGAAGAGACTATCCTGACTATGGTGGGGGTGGTGGTCGATATGGGTGACCAAGCCTATAACGACAAAGAACGGTTTCCCTCTGGCCCGTGGTGTAAAGAGGGAGACTTTGTAATGTTCCGTGCTAATACAGGCACGCGCTTTAAGGTAGGCAACGAAGAGTACCGTTTGATGAACGATGACTCTATCGAGGCTGTTATTGACGACCCGAGTAGACTGACTCGCGCATAAGGACTAGACCATGCCAATACAACAAGTTGAGTTTGAGTTCCCTGATCCTGACAAGGAGGAGAACTTACAAGAAGTGGAAGTACCCCAAGAAGAGCCTGAAGCCGCAGAAATAGAGGTTGAAGGAGTCGAAGGGCGCGAAACTATTGAAAAACCTGCCGCCAAAGAAAAAGTAATACAGGCAGGAGAAGTAGAGATTGAGGTGGTGGACGACGTACCCCCGGAAGATCGTGGGCGTAAACCCTCAGAACCTCCTGAAGAAGTCACTAATGAAGAGCTTGAGAACTATTCGGAAAAAGTTAAGAACCGGATCAAGCACTTTAGTAAGGGCTACCACGACGAGCGTAGAGCTAAAGAAGCCGCAGAGCGCGAGCGTGAAGCCCTTGAGCAGTATGCTAGAAAATTAGTTGATGAAAATCAACAACTTAAAAGCAAAACAGACCAAAGCCATAATGCGTTAATAGAGTCTGCTAAGAAACAAGTTGCGTCTGAATTAGCTGTAGCAACACAAGCTTATAGAAAGGCTTATGAGGCGGGAGAAACTGATGCGATTGTTGAAGCACAGCAAGCTTTAAACATAGCGCAAATTCGTGTCGATAAAGTAAATAATTTAAAACCCAAAGCTGTTACTGATACTAACGTAGATACAGCTTTACAACCCGAACAAAATACTGTTCAATCACAACAACTTGCGCCCGAACCGCAACCACAGCAAGATAAAAAAGCATCTGCTTGGGCAGATGAAAATACTTGGTTTGGTGATGGGCCGGAAGGTAACCCCGAAATGACTTCGTTTGCTTTTGGGGTGCATACGAAATTAGTTAATGAGGGTGTAGACCCTCGATCTGATGAATACTACGAGAAGATAGATTCTCGTATGCGACAAGTATTCCCCGATCAATTCGACGATGGAATCGAAGACGAACCAGAGGTAACACCCAAGCAAAAACCTAGTAATGTGGTGGCTCCCGCAACGCGGAGCACAGCGCCTAAGAAAATTAGGCTTACGCCGTCACAGATAGCTATTGCGAAAAAACTTGGGGTTCCGTTGGAAACTTACGCCAAACAGGCTGCTGAACTAGCGAGGAAACAAAATGTCTAAACAGAGACAAAATAGGGAATTCGAAACTAGAGAAAAAACTATCCGTAAGCAGGCGTGGAAAAGGCCAACAGTGTTGCCTGATCCTACTCCTCAAGATGGGTATACGTTTCACTGGGTTCGTGTAAGCACTATGGGTCAACCTGATTCGACTAATGTTTCTTCTAAATTACGTGAAGGCTGGGAGCCTGTACGTGCAGAGGATCACCCCGAAATCTTTAGCGATGCTGTTGCTGACGCACGGTTCAAAGATAACGTCATCGTAGGTGGTCTAATGTTATGTAAAGCTCCCGACGAGCTTGTCCAAGAGCGAACTGAGTATTATGACCAATTAACGGAATCTCAGATGAACTCCGTGGACAATAACCTCATGCGCGAGAATGATCCTCGTATGCCTATATTTAATGATAGGAAATCGAAGGTTACTTTCGGCAGAGGAAACTAACTTTATTTTAGGAGTGTTTTATCATGGCTTATCCAACAGTCAGTGCACCCTACGGTTTTCACCCAATTAACCGTGTAGACGGTACGCCTTATGCAGGACAGACTCGCCTTATTCCTATTGCGAGCACCTACAACACGGCTATTTTCTACGGTGATCTGGTTAAAATCGTAGCGGCAGGCACAATAGAGAAGTTTACTGGCACTACTACTGGCTCCCCTTCGGGCGTCTTTGTAGGTGTCCAGTACGTCAATGCTGAAAGCCAGTTTACACCGGCTCAGTATTACCCCGGCACTAGCGTTACTGAAGCTTATGCTATCGTAGTTGACGACCCATTGGCGGCGTTTAAAGTCGCTGTAACTGCTGCTAACAGTTCTATGTCTTCGGCGGCTCGCGCTGCTGTAGGCTCAAACATGTCTGTTTTAGCAGGTACGGGTGACACGGCTACTGGAAACTCTGGTGCGTCAGTGCTGGCAGGTTCCGAAGCTACAACCGCAGGTCTAGTTGTGCGCGTTATTGACACAATAGACGAAACTAAAACCGCTGCTGATACTTTTGTGGAGCTGGTCGTTAAGATCAACCTGCATCAGTACAACAACACAACCGGCGTATAAGGAGGCTGACTAATGGCTATTTCAAGAGCGCAACTCCTTAAGGAGCTACTACCGGGTCTAAACGCCCTATTTGGCCTCGAATACGCTAAGTATGGCGATGAGGCTGCTGAAATCTTCGAGACTGAATCTTCGGAACGGTCTTTCGAGGAAGAAACTAAGTTGTCTGGTTTCAGTGCTGCACCTGTTAAAGGTGAGGGTTCTGCAATCTCTTACGACAACGCGCAAGAAGCTTGGACTGCTCGTTACACACACGAGACAGTCGCTATGGGCTTTTCGCTGACTGAGGAAGCAATCGAAGATAATCTCTACGATTCTCTCTCTTCTCGCTATACAAAGGCACTTGCCCGCGCTATGGCGTACACCAAGCAAACCAAAGGCGCTGCTATTCTTAACAACGCTTTTGCTGCCGGTACTACATATGGTGATGGACAGACTCTCTGTTCTACTGCTCACCCTCTAGTATCTGGTGGTACTAACTCAAACCGTCCTGCTGTTGCGGCTGACCTTAACGAAGCTTCTCTTGAAGCGGCTGTTATCCAGATCGCTGGTTGGACTGATGAGCGTGGTCTGCTTATCGCAGCTAAGCCTTCTAAGCTGGTTATCCCACCTGCGTTGCAATTCGTTGCTACTCGCCTGTTGGATTCCGAGCTTCGTCCGGGTACAGCGGATAACGACATCAATGCCATGAACAACAACGGTACAGTTCCGGGTGGTTATACAGTTAACAACTACCTTACTGATACCAATGCTTGGTTCTTGATGACTGACATCCCGAATGGCCTGAAGCACTTTGTCCGCTCACCCATGGCAACTAGCATGGATGCAGACTTTGACACAGGTAACAGCCGATATAAGGCTCGTGAGCGATATAGCTTCGGCGTATCTGACCCACTGGGCGTTTTCGGTTCACCCGGCGCTTAATAAGCAAAAGGTAATTGTGGGTGGATTGGGGGCTTCGGCCCCCTTTCTTTTGTTTGTACAAAACTAGTTTACGTGATATATACTAGAGTATACCGAGGTCATTCGGTGTATCTGACAGTCTCGGCTGACGACATGCAGACAGATACGCCCCACAAACTAACTCGCATGTGAGGAATTAAAATGGGTACTACTACCTTTTCTGGCCCCGTCAAAGCGGGCACTATTTCAAATACTACCGGAACAACTCTCGGTGAAGACGTAAAGAACACGGGCCAAGTTGTTATGGCTCAGACTTTTACAACCGGCAGTCTTGCTGGCGGAGCTTCCGCTGCAAATGAGACTACTGTAGTTATTCCAGCCAACTCTCAAATTGTTGATATCGTAATAGATTGCCCCACCGCTATGGGCAACGCTACAGCAGTGCTGAGTATTGGCGATACTGTTGGTGGCAATGCTACGTTTATCAATGCCTTTAACATTACAGTTGCTTCCGGTGCAGGTCGAAAGTACCCGACTACTCAGGCTGGCGGCGCTCTTGCTTGGGCAGATACTGGCACTGCGGATAAGAAGCTGACTTGGACTACCACCGGAGCTACTGATGCCGGGGAAATTAGAGCGACTGTTCTGTATCAACAAAACATTAATCTCGCCTAAATTGGGTTATTGACCTCTAAAGTAGGAGATTTAAATGGCTGATACAGTAACGACTCAAATAATCCAAGACGGGGCACGTCAAGCGATCATTAAAGTCAACACTGCTGTGGGTAACACAGATGTAGTTACGTCTACGATGGTGGATGTATCTGCGTTGAGTGCAGACCCCATTAGCAGGAGAGCCTGTACTGGCGTGACTTTGCTGGGACTTACTTACCTTGGTGTGGGTGTTGGGGTCAAATTAGAATGGGATGCCTCGACTAACGTCCTTCTATTTGACTTCCCGGTTAATTGGACAGAGCAGTATGACTTCTCTGACTACGGGATACCCAACAATTCTGGTTCTGGCAAAACGGGAGACATAGTAGCGACTACTGTATCTCCCAGTGCTGGTGATACTTACTCTTTCATATTTACTGTGCAAAAGCTCTATGGCTAAGAAAAAGGGAACTATGAAAGGCCACACCATTAAAGGTGGTCATAAGCGTCCAACTAAGTCTGGCGCAGGTATGACCAAGAAGGGTGTGGCTAAATATCGTAGAGACAACCCCGGCTCTAAGCTAAAGACAGCCGTTACTGGTAAAGTAAAGAAGGGCAGTAAAGCAGCAAAGCGTCGTAAGTCTTTTTGTGCGCGTTCTGCTGGGCAGATGAAACAGTTTCCAAAAGCAGCTAAAGACCCTAATTCTAGGCTGCGGCAAGCCAGAAAACGGTGGAAATGTTAAACACGGTAGGAGGTTATTATGTGGACTAAACCAACATACGAAAAGATTCGCTTAGGTTTTGAAGTCACTATGTACTTCAAGAATCGTTAATGCCTAGCAAGTCCAAGAAGCAGCACAAGTTTATGGCAGCGGTGGCTAATAACCCAGAGTTTGCCAGCGAAGCAGGCGTCCCCCAGAGCGTAGGGCGCGAGTACATGAAGGCCGATGAAGGCCGTTTTGCAGGAGGTGGTCTGATGAAAGAAGTACCTGAAGATAAGAAAAGTTCCTTGGGCAAACTGCCTGAACCTGTACGCAACAAAATGGGGTACATGGCCGAAGGCGGTAACGTCAAAGGTATGAAGAAGTGCCCCCGTGATGGCATAGCACAACGTGGAAGAACACGAGCATGATGAAGTGTAGAGGTATGGGTAAAATGAAACCTGTAGCCCTAAAGAAAGGCGGGTCGGTCAAAGATGCGTGCTACAACAAAGTGAAGTCGCGCTATAAAGTCTTCCCATCTGCCTATGCTTCTGGTGCCATAGCTAAGTGCCGTAAGGTCGGTGCTAAGAACTGGGGAAACAGTGGCCGTTCGTAAGACAGAAAAAGGTGCAGCGTTAAAACGCTGGTTTAAGGAAGATTGGAAAGATGTCCGTACTGGTAAAGCGTGTGGCCGGAAAAAGGGTGAAAAGCGCGGTACACCTTACTGTAGGCCCAGTAAAAAGGTTTCTAGTAAGACCCCTAAGACCTCTGGAGAGATGACCGCAGCAGAGAAAAAGAAGCGGATAGCCCAGAAAAAACGGCTGGGGCAACCGGCAGGTAAGCCCAGAAGAGTAGAGTCTTTACGGAAGAAGAAAAAGAAAGTTGTTAAGAAAAAGAAATGATTACTTGGACTGAACGTAACGACATAGTTGAAGAAATAAAAGAGTGGTCAAAGCATACTTTAGAGGTTAGCAACCCAGAATTTAACGATTTACCCCCGTGCCCATATGCAAAAGCAGCGTGGCAAGAGAGTAAAGTAGACATAGTTTTTAAGTTTGAGGCTGAAGATTACAAAAAACTGTACATGGCGCTCCACAACTGGGACGACAGAAAAGACTTAGTAATCATAGCGGATACGGAGTTCATAGAAGACCAAGACGAGTTTCATCAGTTTGTAGATAGCATAAACGAAGCCATCGCAAACAACGTGTTTAGAGACAAAGACATGTGGGTTATGGGTTTTCACCCAGAGGATGAAGCTAACGAGTTGTTCGACGAGGGGGAGTTTGAACCCCAAGCAGGTACTGAATACGCACTATTGTTTGTGCAGCGGTTATCCAAGTTAGAGAAAGCCGCAGAGAAGTTAAGACCTCTTGGTTATTACGATAAGTATTTTCAAGAGTATGATGTAGCTGACATGTACGAACTTCGTACAAACTTTTACAGGAGACTGAAAGATGGCAGGTGCTAAAAAAGGTTTTATGAAAAAAGGTATGCGCGGTGGCGGCATGGCTAAGAAGAAAGGTCCAATGGGCTTTAAAAAAGGCGGCAAAGCCAAAAAGAAAGCAGGCATGAGACGCAAGAAGAAGAAGTAATCTATGACTACCTCGGGAACTGCCACATTCAATATGGACTTCACGGAGATCGCTGAAGAAGCGTGGGAACGTGCTGGCCGTGAGATGCGTTCGGGATATGACCTGCGTACTGCACGTAGGTCTATGAACCTGCTTACTATTGAGTGGCAGAACCGTGGCATTAACATGTGGACTATAGATGAAGGCACTGTCAACCTTGTGGAAGGAACGGCGACGTACGCTCTACCGGCAGACACCATTGATTTGCTTGAGCACGTTGTACGTACTGGTAGCGGTAATGTTACTACTCAGTCTGATCTCAACATTACGCGCATAAGTGTATCTACTTACTCTAGTATCCCTAACAAACTTTCTCAGGGACGCCCTATACAACTGTATATAGACAGAGGCCAAGCAAACCCCTCCGTCACTGTATGGCCCGTCCCAGATCAGGGCACTGCGCTTGCCCCGTACTATATTTTAAAGTATTACCGTATGCGCCGTATTGAGGATTCGGGAACGGGTGTGAACACCGCCGATGTCAACTTTAGATTCTTGCCCTGCCTAGTTGCAGGGCTTGCGTATTATATAGCGCAAAAAGACCCAGAACTGATGCCTAGAATACCTATGATACAAGCAGAGTATGAAAGGCAGTTTGAACTAGCGGCAGGAGAAGACAGAGAAAAAGCTTCTATTAGTTTAGTACCTCGTAGCTATGGCGTGAGGTAGACATGAGTCAGAGATTTGCCTCGGCTCAGAACGCAATAGCGATATGCGATATTTGCGGGTTTCAGTACAAACTTAGAGAGCTTAGACAACTAATTGTAAAAGGGAACAAGACAAACTTAAAAGCTTGTCCCGAATGTTGGAACCCAGACCAGCCACAAAACAGGCTGGGAGAGTTTCCAGTAGATGATCCACAGGCAGTGCGCGATCCTAGATCAGACGCTGCGGAGCTTGCAGCTAGTAGAGCACATATACAGCCTATAAACCCCTCGTTAGTTTTAGGGTCAGGACAGATAGGCCAAGTTGTAATAGTAGGGGCTATTAATGCACTTGTTGTAACAGTTGCTAACCCCGGAGTTGGAAATAGGTATTATGTTGAAGGAGCGTTACAAGCTACGATGAGTTTAAGCGAAGGTAGCACCTACAGAATAGACCAGAGCGATAACTCAAATAGCGG